GCAGATATTGATTGGATTGTACAAGGTGTATCAACATCTCCTTCTTCTCTTAATCTCTATAGATTATATGGTCAAGCTCCTCCATTTGCTGTTTATAATGGAACAAGTCTTTCTGGTACTGTAGGTGGTAACTTCTTTCCGTGGCACTTTAGACCCAACGATATTAGAGCTGGAACTTCAACTACAGGTTTAACTGGAACACATCTTTTAAATATTGATGCTAATTGTCTATTCTCAACAGCAACTAATTTTATTCCAGATCCAGTTGATGAATATGTATTTAGGATTGTAACTAAGAAATCATTGTTACCATATTTTTCTGATGGTTCCTATGCTCATTTAAAAAGTGCTATTATACTTGAACATGGCTTTACTGATCATAATTTTAATGGAAAAACAACAGTTCTTTCCGCTAAGTCTGATATCTTCAAACAAGGTCTATTAAGACCAGGTCCTTCACGATCTTTATCAAGATTAGATAAATCAAAAGTACGGGTATTTGTAAAACACGAAGGTGTAGAACAAACAAACTCTACCGATAATCGATATGTAATTACTTTAGCCATTCAAGTTCCAAGATTAAAATCAATTGGATATTCCAAGGTATTTAGAAAATGGAATGGAGCTAGTACATATCCACAAAGAGATTCAGGTTCTGCGGATTCAGAAATTGATTCAGGTCCTTGGAATTTCTCAGATATTGATATCGAACATCATACTTTTTCAGGATCTTTAGGATCCAATGAAGTATTTAATTTAACTGGTACTGACTCTTATTTAGTATTGCCATCAGTTAGTGATATTGATACTACAGAATCAGTTAGCGGTTATACTAATGGCATAAGTAATATTACTTGTGCCATTACCGATACTCAATTTATCTCGGGTCGTAATGAGTGTGCTGTTAAGTTCACTAGAATGGGTATTCCAAGTAATCTTTGGATTCGTCTTTCTGTATTGAATACAGACGGATCTACAGATATGATTACATCAAGTGGTTTTGATACATCAACTAATGAATAAAGGAGATCTTTTATGGATGAAGACAAACATAACTATGGTAAAATTCTACAACTTATCCAATTAGTAGTCATTGCTGCTGGTGTAGCTGGATTCTTTGTAGATATTGGAAAAAGATCTTCTCTATTAGATAAAAATACAGATGATTTAACAGAACTAAAGACTATTGTGCAGGATTTGGTTAAAGCTCAGATTCAAGTTGCTTCTACTGATGCAAGGCATAGTGCTTTGCTAGAAGACCTAAGACAAAGAGTTATTGAATTAGAAAGAAGGAAATAATATGAACAATCGTAATACAACTATGGCTGGTATTGGTGCAATTATCGTCGCTATTGGCAGTGTACTAACCGCAATGTTTGATGGTGATCCAGCAACCGTAGCTGACTTTGGTTCAGCTGTTGCTGCCGTCATTGCTGGTATTGGTCTTATCTTAGCCAAGGATGCCGCTAACAATAACAATAATCCAAATGTTTGATAAAGTACTTGCACAGATTGCATTAGGAATATTCGATGTGCTACTTAAAAGAATTGAAATGGGTCACATTGCGGTGGACGCTGATGTTGATCGTGAGCGTCTTCGTAATGCTGGTTCTAGGATTGATGAGTGGCTGCGGCAACAGGACAGTCTTTATCCCAGAGGACAGTCCGATCAGAATGGGACCTGATGCCAAGGCAAGGGTATATACATTGCAATCAGGACAATGGTTACTTAGCAATAATCAAGTAACCATACCAGAAGGCTGGTACTGTGTTCCACCATCATATGTAAAAGATACTAGACCCCTAGGAGGTAATAAATGAAAGAGAAATTAAATGACATGCAAGAGAGACTATTGGATTGCCTAATCAGCGATCTAAATGATCCAGATCGCCGTACTCCAGGTTTATATACCGTAGTACGAGGTATCCTCAGTGATCATAAGGATAAGGTTAATTCCGTTCCTAATGAAGCCATTGAGGCTGTAGAAGCCGCTATGAAGGACGCAGTTCCTTTCAAGATTAAGAAAGCAGCATATTGATGAAAGTTCCCCAAGAAGTTATTGATGATTTTAGAAACCATTTGTACTTTTGTTTTAAACATCTTGGTCTTGGGGAACCTACCAAAATTCAATATGAACTAGCCCGTGAGATTCAAGAAGGACCCTCAGATGCCATCCTAGCCGCAGGACGAGGTACTGGTAAATCTACCATTACTGCTTGTCTAGCCAGCTGGGAATGGCTTAGGGACCCCAATCTGACCTTCCTAGTATTATCCAATACCCAAGGCAAGGCTATTGACTTCGTATCTCAGGCTAGAAAGATCCTATCTGTAGTTCCTTATTGCCAGTATATGGTTCCTAGGGATGAGGATAAGGACAATGCCCTTGGTTTTAACCTAGCGGTTAGAACCAAGTTTACACAGGATTTGAACTGTGCTGCCCGAGGTATCACAGGACAGATCACAGGTCTACACGCAGACCGAGTAGTTCTAGACGACATTGAGATTGCTGGTAAGAATGAAACTCCAGTAGGTAAAGAAACATTGCTTAAGAAACTGGCAGAACTAGAATCCATTAGAAACAAAGGATCTAGAGTAATCTTCCTAGGAACTCCTCATTATCAAGACTCCGTTTATAATACCCTAAAGGAATCATATCCAATGATCAAGTATCCAGCCGAGATGCCAGATACCTCCATACCCTATGAGGTAGAAGATGTGGCTCCTTGGGTCCTAGGATTGGATATAGAGCCAGGGGACGCTACGCAGCCCGAACGGTTCAACAAGGACGAGCTTGGCTCCAGACGGGCTAAAATCGGCCCTAGTCACTATGCCTTGCAGTACAAGTTGGTAACATCTCTTGCAGATGCCGATAGGTATCCATTAAAGCTTAGGGATCTAATAGTCATGGATCTAGATCCAGAGATCGGTCCAGATAAGATTGTATGGCAAGGTCAGAATCCAATGAAGGATGTTCCTAGCTTTGGTATGTCAGGGGATCACATATGTGATCCTATGTACACTAGTAATAATTATATTAAATATCAACATAGCCACCTATGTATAGACCCTAGTGGCAGAGGTACTGATGAAACAGGCATTTGTGTTGCTTCAGTACTCAGTGGAACAATCTTTATCCACGAACTCCTAGGTATTCAAGGTGGTTATGATGACCATGTCTTGGCTAAGATTGCCAAGTTAGTAAATGAATATCAGATTCCCCTAGTCAGGGTAGAATCTAACTTTGGTGATGGCCTATTTACAAAAGTTCTTATTCCATATTTAGTCAATAACTGTGGCAAGGTTGGAGTAGAGGAGTATAGAGTAAAGGGACAAAAGGAACTAAGAGTTATCTCAACTCTTGAACCTGTGATGTCCATGCATAGGCTAGTGGTTGCCCGTAAGGCAATGAAGGATCAGAATAATCAGATACAGTTAACTAGGTTGCACGCTAGTCGTGGTGCTCTTAAGCATGACGATAGGGTGGATGTCCTTGCAGCAGCCGTAGAGTTCTATAAGTCCCATATGGCCTTGGATACAGAGAAAGCATCTGAGGATATCAAGAAAAAAGAATGGGAAAAGAAAGTTAAAGACTGGGCTAATAACTTTAGAGCCAGTGACTATGCTCCAACCAGTGGTGCTACACGGGTTGTTGCAACTAATCAAAAACCTAAAAAACACGGCAACCAGTGGGGTTGGTAAGGAGATAATTCATGGACCCAATGACAATAATGGCAATTGGATCTGCTATTGCTGGTGGTGCAAGTACAATTTTTGGTGGAAGAGCATCAGCAGCTGCAGCAAGAGCACAGAATGAACAAGCAATCCGTAATTGGTATGCTTCAAATACTCAGAAAACATTTAATAACAGTAGAGAACAGTTTCAAGCAGCATATCAATTTACACAGCAATTAAAGAGAAATTCAGCTATAGCAGAAGCAGCTTACCAGTATCAAAGAGAAGGTACTCAGAATATTACAGATAAAGCAAATCAAGCCCAATTAGAACTATCTAGAAATCTAAGAAGTCAACAAGGATTATTTAACGATAGTGTTGCTAATAGAGGTTTGGTTGCTCAAAGTGGAACTAGTAATATCTTAGCCGCTGCTCAGGCTTTTGATGCATTAAAAAGTGCTTCTATTCTTCAGCAGAATAAAAAGATTGAACTTGAAAACCTTAATAAACAATTTCAAGGTATGCTTTCTCAACAAACAGAAAATATATTTATGCCAAATATTCAAGGTTATGATGCTGCTCCAATCCTAGGAAGTACAGATACTACAGGAACAGATATTGCTGGAGCACTGCAGATTGGTACTGGTATTGCTGGTGGAGTTTATGGAATGATGGATTCAACTCCAAGTACTTCTAATACTCAAAGTTCAAGAAGTACTTCAACAAGAACATCTTCTTCTCCAAGTAGAACTACAGGAGGATTTTATAATTCATCTCGTAATTCAGATGGAAGTATGAGAACAAATAGATCATCTTATGGATATAGATCATAATATAGGAAATAAATATGCCACAGAATAATTCTTTTAATCCACAACAAAATAACTTTCCTAGTATTGAAACTGTAGCAGCACCAACTCCTCTTATTAAGGAATCTAGGTTTTCTGGAGGAGCTTTTCAAGTTGGAGAACCAACAAGACAGATTGGTAAAACTTCCGAAGAACAAAACTATTTAGCATTGGCTGAAATTGCTGGTGGAACTTCTAAATCACTAGATATATTTGGTAATATTGCAAGTGCTGTTGATAAAAGTAAGATTGAACGAGCTTCAATTGAATGGGAAAAGATTAATCAAGATGAATCATTAAACTTTGAGCAAAAACAAAATAAACTAGATGAAGTATTTAAAAACACTCATACTCCAATTTTAGGTTATAATTGGAAAGATCAACTTCAACTAGAAGCAGATAAAAACTGGAAGTCTAAGGAAGCTAGAAATCAATATGAACAAACTAGATATACTGATGAATTTGCAGCATTCTTAAATAGACCAGAAAATAAAGGACATACAGAAACTCCCAAATTAATTTCACAGTTTGATAAAGAATATGAAGCAAAGTATCCGAGTGCTGGTTCTAATACATGGTTTACACTCAAGAAAAGTAGTAACTCAACACAATATGCACAAGAATTAACAAAAAGAGCACTTGTAAATTTTCCTGCACAAGTAGATAATGCTTTACCAGTTCCATCTGTAGATCAATTAAAAATAGTA